TGCGTCACCTGGCGCCCGCTGGCGCGAATGTTGACCGCCGACGCGGTGCCGGCAATCGTGGAGATGAACCCGCTCGGGGCCAATATCTGGCCCACAATCTCAGGAAAGGTGTAGGTTTCGCCGGCCTGCAACGTCTTGGTCTTAACAATCAGGTTGTCGTTGCCGGCGGACCCAGCGGCCGTGACCAGATTGACGCTGATCGTCGCGGCTGCGGCGCTGTAGTTGGTCGCCGTAAACTTGTCGATGATCGTCGTCACGCCGGTTGAGGTGTATTGCGTCGTCTGCGCGTTCTCGGCGGTCTTGGCCGGGATCAGAACGGTTACGGTAACGGCCATGTTAAAACTCCTTAACCTTTAGCTTCCAAGACCGCTACCCGCGCCGACAACTCCTGCACCGCTTTAATCAATGGCGCAATGAATTGGTCGTACCGCAGCGCCTGTTGGCTATCGGGGTTGTCTTTGTCAGTCAACAGCCAGCCGCCAAAGTCCACGCCAGCAGCGTCGCAGACGGCCTTAACTTCTTGGGCGATAAGACCCCAGTGGGTGCGTTGGCCAGGCACGTCCTCGGTCAGCACCTTGCCGGGAATGTCGTTCTCGTATTCCTGCCCAATAACGCGGGTGCCGCCGACCGTGAACTTGTATGACACCGGGCGCAGGGCGTTGATGAAATCAAGCCCCAGCGCGGCATCGGTAATGTCAGTTTTGGTGCGCGCGTCCGAGGTTTGGATGGTTCCGTTGGCGGCCCAAATAGCTGACCACCGTTGACCGGATTGCCCCACCGAATAAGCGTTGTCGGTTTCAGGCACAAAGTTACCGGTTTCTAAAACTACCGCACGGATAACGGGCGTGACCGAAGCTGAGGGAGTGGTAAAAAACCGAATGTTGCCGGGCGAAGATGTAGAAGTGACCGGGGCGCCGAGGCTGTAAAGGTCAATGCGGGACGTTGTTTGGTACGCCGCGCCGTCATACGCTTTGCCGTACAGCGAACCAACTTGCTGCGCCGCCGTCAGTACGGTTGGGGCGTCGTCGGTGCCAAGCGACGAATTGAACTGAATGTTGGGTATAGTGGAGCCGGTGTTGCCCGCGCTATACTGGTTAATGTTGGGAATAAAGAATTTGTAGTCAGACGAATACCGCATAAGGTTGTGGCGCATATCAATAACGCCGACCTTAGTGTCAAAGGCGGCGATATTGTACGCAGCGTAATTGACGTTGATGAACATATTGCTGTCGCCAAGGTTGGCGTCCACGCAATAATCCCCAAACGTGCTGACAAACGTACCGCCAAGAAAGGTATTCTTGGTGGCGTTTGCGCTGTCGATAGACAGGCAAAGGGTACCTTCTTCAAGGTCCAAGTTAGTAAACGTGTTGCCGTATGAATAGCCAGACGCGCCAGTACCAAACACCAAAAGCGTTTTGCCATTACCAAACGAACAACTGTTGAAGTTGCTGAATTGCACTTCGTTCAACGTCACTACGATGCTGTTGCTGGTCGCGCCACCCAAACCGTTAATAGTCAGGTTTTCAAACGTAGACGCAAAAATGCGCGTCATAATAAGTGTTTTAGCATTAACGCCACTTGAGTAGTTGTTCATGGTAATGTTGCGGAAGTTAAGGCTATTGCCGCCGTCGCCGCCGGCAGTGTCGCCTAACTCAAACATCGTGCCGTCAACGTTGCCTTCAAAGCCTATACCGTCAAACGAGGTGTAAAAATACCCGTCTGAGGTGTTGGTGTTGATAAGGCGAAAACAAGTGCCTGCGGTATAATCGCTGTTAAAATAGCTGCGGCGCGGGCCGTCGCCCCATAAACGAATGCCCGTTGTGCGGCAATTAACCAAGTCAATTGTAATTTGTGATGTTACCCGGTAAATGCCTGTTGGCACATACCCGGCGCCGCCGCCAGACGCCAGCACCGCCGTTATCCAATTGTTTACGGCGGTTGTGTCGTTTGCTACCCCGTCGCCTACCGCGCCAAAATCTTTCAGCGATATAATGTCGCTTGCTTTGCTTTCGACGGTACGAGCAGTAGCGTTAGCAAGGTCTTGAATATACCCTACATGGGTTGCACCAGACGATGCCGAATAATAAGCCTTAATAGACGCTTCCAGCGCGTCCAGATCGGTTTGGCTAATGTTGTCGATATTATCGACCGTCCAGATTTCAACATCTGTTGAGGTGGTCAATTTCAACTTGTACGCGGAAGACCCCAGCCAAACAGATGCTTCGCCGCGCGCGTCAAGGATGACCGGGTTGGTGTTAGGAACCGTGCCCGACTCGCTGGTGTACGTCGCCAATGGCGTCGAGGTGCCCGCGGCGTATGAGTACAATTTTCCGCCAACCAGCGGTACGCCAGCGGCGTCAAAAAATTGCAGTTTGGGCAGCGGGCTAAGGGTGGCCATAGGGTCGGTCCTTTAGTTTTGCGGCAAGCAGCCTATACTTAGCAGGCGCTCCGGTCGAGAGGATAGGGGAAAATAGCGCCAAGGTCATACAGACGGCACCGAAGCTAAAGAAATTGTTACAATAACAGACGGCGTTGCCGGGCGCACAGGACCGGTTTGTGGCCCGATGTATTGAACTGTAGTAGCCGAGTTAGTGGTCGCCCACATCAACTCAACATAGTCGTTTGGCGCTAATTCCACAAACAGATTTAGCGCCCCAATCAGGTGCCCGTCTATGCCGCCATGACGGTTGGGCACCGAGAACTGGCTATTGGTGCCGGCCACGTTTGTGCCGTTCTTCCGCAGCCATACGTCCGTGTCGTGGATGCTGGCGTCGGTGTTGACGAACTGGATGCTGAACTGGACGTTGTAAGTGCCCGCCGCGCGCGCGACTATTTTGGATTTGCACGTCCCGGTAATAGTCGTGGACCCTACCGTCTGAGAAGTGCTGACAACGTAATTGCCGGTGCTGCCGTCGGTGCCAGTGGTCTGCGACACAATGTAGGTGCCAGCCGTGACGCCCGTGCCGGCGATAACCATGCCGGGGTAGATCGGCCCGGCGCTGATTGCTGTGACCGTCATGGTGGTGCTGGCAGGGCCGAGGGTCGCCGTAAACGTCGCCGTGCGGTCCTGCAACTCAACGTTCCGCTCTATCTGGATTGTGTCGTAGACAAGCGGATACGCCGTTGTAGTGGAGCCATCGGGCTGGTTTACGGTGCTGTAAAACGCCCCAAAAACAGGGTTAGGCGCCTGCGGCGTGAGCGGAGGCATAAGAGAAAGCCCTTGCACCTGGCTCTGCAACACGGCAATCTGCGACTCTTGTGCCGAACTGTCAGGCGCCCCCAACACGCCCGCAAGCTGTTGGGCCGCCGCAAATTGATCGTCAAGACTGCCGGGCGGCCCTACTTGAACATCTTGCAGCGAAGTCCAGTTGTCGCCGGCGCCGGTAAGATTAAACAGGTTAAAGAAGAACCTGTACCATTCGCGCGACAATAGCCCTGTCCGGTCGTCAATAATCGGAACGCGTGGAGCCGGGATATTTGTGACGTTAGGGGGGCTAGGCATTGGTGGGGCTTATGACTAATTCGGCGCCCATTATGGCGATCTTAACCGGGTCAGTTCCCGACACTTCGTACACGCGGTCGCGAATTTTAAGCGTCATACCTAACCGGCGCCAAATGGTACGAAAACCAAATTGGCCAATCTGGCCCATAGATTTCCAATGCTCGTTAGACCAGGTATGACCGCCGTCGTCAGACCACCGCAGCATGGCGCGAGGGATCATGGTCATTAAATTAGATTGTTGCGCGTATATGTAGTCGCCGCTTTCCGTAATCAAAAAATCGCCGGCTTCTGTCAAAATCGCGCCAAGCAATACTTCGCTGTCGTATAAATCCGCGGCGTTAGGCGCTTCGTTAAGCCCCACGCCAGTTTCGCAATCTAATTGCAGCGCGTGTTGCGTTGTGCGTCGCAGCGTATTTTGCATGGTGGGAAGCGCCCGCCATGACCTAAGCCATTTTTGGATTTGGCCGTCGTCTGCGTACACGTCAAGATCAAAAGCATAGATGTTGCCGTTTTCGTAATCGCCTACCACAATTTCATCGTTGAACGACATTTGGCAGTTGCTGCGATGACGTGTGAAATCTCCGTTGTTCCAGCCCGCGCGCTCATGCCAGGCTTGTGTTGCAAGATCGTACACCCATGTCGTATTGGCTTGCGGAAAGATCAGCACATAGAATGAATGGCCGTCTTGCTGATATGTGTAGCCAATAGCGTCAGACAAATTGCCGTACTGTTGAATGTGCCATTCAACCGCATGGGTCGAAACGCGCTGGCCGACATAGCCGTTGGCCCGGTACACCATTCCGCGCCCGCGAGCATCGGCGCCTAGCCAAAACACGGTGTTGTCCATTTTAGCGACTGAATACGCAGCAGCGCAGCCAAGTTCGTTAGACGCGCCTTGAATGCGCTGAAGGGGAAAATCGGCGGTGCCGGCGTCGTACCAAACCTCGGTAGAATTGGTGCCGAACAGCCAAATTTCGCGGTTGCTGACCACAAGCGACACAAGCCCGTCAGGCGAACCTTCCGCGCTGGCAAAATCCAGCGGTTCAATAGACAAGCCGTCTAACAAACTTGTCACCCATATTTTTTGGCTGTTGGGTTCGTTGAATACAAAATACCCGTCAAGATACCCAACGGTTACCGCACCGGGAAAATCTTCATCCAAAATTTGTTGAAATACGTTGGTAGTGGAGTTGTAAATGTAGCTGGGGCCGTTGGCCGCCACAAACAACTGCGTACCGTTATCCGACATAGACACCGGGCCGCTGCCGCTAACCCCGCCTAATTCCGTTGCGGTCCAAGACGTATCAATCTTGTATAACTTGTTACCTGATACAGCGTAACCATAGCCGCCAAATTGCCACAACCCACGGATAGGCCCCGTGCCTATAGAGGCAAGCCGACGCAGGCCAGGCGCCCGCTGAAGAAACGCCGGCTCCTTGCCGCCTTCCGGTACAAGTTCGGGAAAGAGGTTGACCATGCGGCTGTCCGCAGCGTTGACGCTGCGGGCTACATAGGTGGACCCAAGGATCGGCGTCTTCATTAGTAATTGCCGGCAAAGATGTTGAACCGCTGGCGGGTGCCAACAATGCTGTACGGCAGCGCCATGATGTCGTCAGGGTTGTTGACGCGCTTCAGGTCGCGCTTAGAGGTCATGGCGATACGTTGGACTTGCGGTGAAGGCTCAACACCAAACTCAGGCGCGATTTCGCAAGCCAAGTTGTACCGGAAGCACCTCAGATAGCCAGGCGGAAACGCCAGCGTTGTAGCCAGATTAGCGGGTTGCGTCAGGGGTTGGACCGACACAATGTGAAATTCTAGCACCTTGGTTGGTACTGGGTAAACGTACATTTCGATGTTAGGGTACGTCATGTTAATCCACAGCACTTGCGGGTATGTGCTGGTTACGGTCTTGACCGCGATGCCGTTGTATTGCTGCTGGTTGATTAGCTTGAGGCCGTAAGAAATGCCGGAAGCCGGATCGCGAAAGTAGGTGCTGTCGTCAACCAAAATGGGACGGTCGCCCACAATATCGCCGGTCGGCCCAAAGGTGCGTGAAATTGTGCCGGGTGGCCAAGTCTCAACCTGGTCCTGCGTGGAAAACACGGCTAACCGCTCCGTGTTCCAACTGTCGATCATTTGGTTGAGGGCGTTAAGAGCGTCTTGCGAAGTTTCGGCGGAAGGCGTTTCGCCTTCTGCTAATACGCCTAAAAGCCGAAGCGCCCCATTTATCTGATCACCCGCCGTTGCCATCGCTGTCGTCCTCTTTGGTTACGCGGGGGCGGCGCCGTCGGACGGCCAGCCCATTGACAGGTTCATCGTCCGGCGCAGGTGCCGGCGCGGCGGGATTATAGCGCATCCATCCGCACTCTTCATCATAAATTGCTTCGGCGTCCATAGTGGCCACCTTAGTGCCGTGCTGGGGGTGCTGTAGATAGATTACGGCCATACAAACCTCTAAGGGTCGGCCCCTGCCGAAGCAGGGGCCGGGTCGGTTACGAAATCGCGTACAGCGCCCAGGAGTTATCCCCCAGACGACGTGCGCGGAAGGCCCGCACGGTGCCGGCGGTAGCCGCAATGGTCATAAGACCCTGCGAACCGCTGGAGCCGATTGTCCAGCCAGTGTTGGTGGTCATCGTGATGACGCCCGCAGTCGTCGTGTTGATGACGCGGAAGTCAAACGCAGACCCTACTTTGGAGTTGTTCAGGTAGGCGTCCAGATCGGACGCCAGCGGCAGCGTATAAGCGGCGGTCGTCGTCGGCGTACCGATGATGATGCCGTTGGTAAGCTGCGCGGCCGTTAGCGTTGCGCTGTCCGCGGCCGTTGCCGGCGCGGGGACAGAAACAATTTCGGCTTCGTTGAGGTTGCCATCACCAATCTGATAGCCGCCACCGACAGAAGGAAGTGCCATGATCGTGTTCTCCTATCTCTACCTGTTAGCCCCAGAGCCGCACGGCCATTGGTGGGCGGATGGCGCTGAAACCGTACAGCACGTCAATACGGCACGGCAGGCGGTCGTTGTTGATGTCGTACTGGCGCACAACACGCATGGAGATGCCGTTGTGGACCTGACGGGAA